AAACATAAGCCATTCTATAAATAGCTGTCTCCATAAATACTATTCCAAACTCACCGCCTGCAAGACCAGTAATGTCACCACCGTCAGGCATTACTTGCGTATCAGATTGACTTGTAGAACTTGGAGTCCAGTTCGTTTCGTCATTAATGTCAGACCAATAAACTTTGTTTTCATAAGTAGTTACATTAGCAGCAACAACAAAGTCACGCACAACAGTAACGTATTTAGCTTCAGGAGCAGCAGCAGCCAAGTCAACAAAAGCAGTCCCACCAGCCAATTGATATGATTGCAATTTTGTAACATTATTAGCTACGATTACTTTAGAGCCAAATTGGGTAGTATCCCAATATTCAACATTAAGATAGCCAGTCGTAGTAAGTGGGTCTAAGTCTCGATCACCAGATGCGTACTTATAAAGATTCGTAGACGATGCGCCAAATAGCGTAGAAACACCTGCAAATTTACTGGCAAATGCAATTATTAGATTAGCACCGGCTGCGTCTGACAATTCATATTCTGACTGAAAAGGAGCATAACCATTTGAAACAGGGTAACAATTAACCGCATCTGTCACAGCACCAGCAACACCAGGTTGATCTGGCAGCCACTCGCCAAATAAGATTTTTGAAGTAGCCATTATTGGTTAGCCCATATATTTGAAGTATTTGATGATTTAGCCCATGTATCCGTCGATGGTTGGATATTCGACCAATTGCCGGAAGCAGCAGCTATTTGAGTCCATGTATTTGTTTCAGGGTTTATATTAGTCCATGTATCGCCATCAGGAGCAAGATCAACCCATTCTTCACCAATGATTTTACCTTTAACAATCATTGAAGCAGATGAACCTATAGAAGCATTACTATCCCATATTGCTGAGCCTAAACAATTTACAAGAGCCTCACAATAGATAGCACTTACACCGCCATAAATTACACCACCTAAAGCAACTACATCCGCTTGCCCAACAATATCCGCAGAGAATGACTTAATTAATGAGCCATTAGCAGATATAACTGCATTTGCAGTAATAGAAGCATCTGCTAAATATACAAGTGCGCCATTAGCAGTTACTAATGCAGTAGCAGATATGCTCCCAGAGTTAAACAGCACCCTGCTACCGTAAGCAGATACGTTCGCATTCGCAGATACTTGCCCATCACCGTACAAAACACATACGTCAGTGCTTGTCCAGACAGAACTATCTAGACTAAATGGTAACTGATCTAAATTACCAAATAAGTCTAGTTGTTCAAGCGTAAATGGGCCACAAACATCCGCTGGCATATTAAGCCAATGTTACTGAAAGCGAACCTATAGCAATCTTAAAAATATCGCCTGTAGAGATAGTCTTTGCAATGTCTAGTGGTGAATGATAAAGCAGGTTTCCGCTAGTAGAAGCATCGAGAATGCCGATCCAGCCAACAGAACCCCAATCAGTCGTACATTGTGGGAACTCAACAGCAACATTATTCAGCGATACGCCGTTAGAAGGTGCGCCAAAAGTCACAAGTGTACGGGCGTAAGAGCCGCCAGTTACTTCTGTGCCAGTATTAGCGTCAGTCGGATCAGATGTATACAGACCAACATAAATATTAGTCGGAGCAGTGTAGCTTGTTGCTCTCAAAGTGCCATTAATCAAGGCATTTTCTAGATAGTTTGACATTTCTGCCATGATTTACCTCACGTTATAAGTCATAGTCATCGGCTGGCCACTGTACTCACCAGATTGATCTGCAAGAGATATAGAATTTACAGCACGATCATACAGTGCAGCCCAAACTGATAGCCGAGCATCATTCATTAGATACGGCTCTGCCTCGCCCAAAGCCCCGTAGAGCAGCGCATCAGGTGCATTAGCTAGGAAGACATTACTTGGGTTTGTGCTGCTCAACAGAGCCGGTTTAACGTAGTACAGCATCTGCAATACATAAGCAGAGTCAGGTATTGGAGATAGCTGCATATCACTCGCCAGCACCGTGTACGCATTAGGCACACCTGACTCAGTTGACCGAGTATTCCGATAGAAACTATTAGGAGCCTCGTAAGACATTCCACGAATCGGATTAGCTACTACATGAATATCGCGCATCTCAAGAAAATCAGATGGCAAACCGACAGTAGACACACCGCCGGTAGTAGATGCCTGAGCCACTGACAGCATTTGCCTAATCCTAAGCTCACGCTGCAAGCGGATTTCTGCCAATTGGATAAAATCTGGAATAACAGCATCCAGATCACTACGAGCCAAATAGCTTGCTATCGTGGTCTTTAACGAACTGTAGCTGGTAAAAGCCATATTAATCCTTTAGTTACTCAATATCATTCCAGCTATATTCATACGTTCCAATGTGCCTAATGTGCATTGATAGCTCATGGTCAACCCATGTATCAAAACCATTGTCACCGGCTTTAACGCAGAAATATACGTCCTCACCAACTACGCCAGTTGGCCCCCATCCAGCATCAAACCAAGGAGCAGTCAACTTCTCGAATACAGCTTTACGAATCATTACCGCACCAAAACCAACAGCAGTAACAACTTCAATTCCTTCTTTGCCCTTAGAATCAACATTAGACCAGTGATGCCTAATGCCTTTTTCATCCTCAGACTTAACCAATAGCTTTGCAGTAGGTGTGCATGGCTTGCGTCTAGTTACCGCATTAACACCAATAATATCTACTTCTCTGCTCAGCATAATATCGATAATGTCGTGCGGGAAACGCATATCACTATCAATAAACAAGACTGCATCGCAACCTTCATCAATTGCAATTTTAGCCAATTTCTCACGCTGGTCAAAGATCAACGTGCCAGGCATGGTATACAGACTCAATCCACCTTTACCATCTTTACAGCGCACAGATGCATCATGTGCAGTCATACGGGCAAAATCAAAAGCAAAGCCTGTGTGTACTTCATCACGGCAAGGAATGCAAACTCCGACTCTCATACTGTACCCCTATAGATTTTAAGAACTGCTTGCTCAGGTTGATTTAGCCATGCTCTAAATGCTTTATCATCTAGGATAGTAAACCCACGCATAATTCCCATCTGATTCAACTTATCTACCGCAGTAAATGGGATAGAGCCAATCAGGTGAATATCGTCTGTTGCGCCTGTTCGTGCTTTGTCTTGTTCTCTCAGGTACTCATTGCGCCTAACAATGTCTGAAATATCTTGGTTAGTCTCGATGATAATACCGCCATCACCATCTGCATAAATCTTCTGATGTCTAAAGTCAGTCATGTGTCTTTATAAAAAAGCCCCCAACCGAAGTCAGGGGCTAATTAGTTTACAGAGAGAAATCAAGATCGGCCACAATCCCGTGAGCAGCTTCGTTCTTCACTTCCAGAGTTACTTCCGTCAGAATCTGGGTCTTTTCGCTGTCGCCAGATTTAGCTAAATCCATCGTCATAAACGGACGGAGATAAGCCAGTGCAGCATACTCAGGGTCAAGAATCAGCATCTCACGATTACGCATGAAACGATCTGGAACGATAGACAGTTGGCCGAAGTCCGACTGATAAATGTCAGCAGCACCAATAATCACACCAGCCTCAGGCTTCGTGATCTGATAACGATTGACAGCAATACCAGCAAACGTCGACAGCTTCTGCTTACCAGCCGAACCAACAAACACGGCTTTAGGCATACCGCCATTATCAAAGATCGAAGCAATGACAGTCTTCATCAGGGCTTCAGTAGCAGTACGCTGCGTACCATCAGTACGGGTTGAAGTACCCGAAACCAGTGGAGCCGAACCGCCACTACCTTGCGAAGAATTAGACTTGATCCACGACAGCAGGGAACCCATTGTACGGGCAACCGTTGACGTACCAGCAGATTTACCTTGGTTAGCGGTAATGATGGTTTCCAGATCGCGTTTCAGTTCTTGCGAAGCCTTAGCCAGTTGATAAGCCTTTTCAGACTTACGACCTGCTTTGTTTACGCTGTCCAGAGTGCCGGAAACTTGAATGGTTTTCGACAGAATCTGAGTGTAGTTACCAACGCGAACCGTTGGGGACATAGTGCCGGACGTTGCATCTGCGCCTTCAACAGCAGCGTTAGCAGTCGTTGCAGCAGCCAGCGAGTCAGTTTGCCACTCGTGATAAACAGCAGTAGCTTTGGTTTTGCCGATTGACGAAGTAATTGGCGTTTCAGTTGGCGAGATGTTATAGATAACATCCGACAAGTCTTCACGTTGGCCAATGGCGGTAAATGTTTGATATGTAGGCATGATTTAATTCCTTATAAAAAGCGTTCAAAAGCAGCCGCAGCATCTGCTACCCTTCCGGTAGACATAGCCCTAGCCTTCAGTTTCTTAAACTGCTCTGCATTACCATCACGCACCTGAGAAACTCCCGACTTCATAATTTTCGGTGCTTCAGATACTTTCTTTGTGATGTTAGGCTTCGATTTCTGGAGCTTATCGTATTGCATAGCTTTGTAAAGTGTTACTACTGCACGAGAATCATATACATTTGCTAATTCAGCATCTGAGAATCCCAACTCTTTACCGTAAGCGCGAATAGCCTTTCGGACTACTTCACCCTTTTCTGGATCAACATATTCAGGTATAGCCGCTGCAAGTTTTTCTGATTCTTCACGAACCAGATGTTGCATTGACTGAACCCGATCTTGCTCTTGCATGGCATAAACACGATTGCGCTCTGCCTGTACCTGTGCAAGTTGTTTCTCCCGTTGCGAGAGTTCCGCTACTTTTACGGCATAACCGATAGGATCGGTTTCCTTCAAGTAGTCGAGATTCGCATTATCATCAGGCTGCGATAGCATTTGCTCTATCATAGACAGACGTTCTGCATACTGATCTCGTAGTGCTTTAGCTTCAGTTACTGCATGGCGTTCGGCCTCTACCGCCTTGCGTTCCTCTGCTACAGCTTGCGATTTTTTAGTGTAATCCGCACCAAGTTGATAATTCTTAACAAGCTCGTCGAGAGTAACGTCCTTTTCTTCACCGGATGCTTTAACCCGATAAGTCCGTTTCTGTTCTTCTTGTTCGCTATCTTCTTGCTCTGATTCATCAGATTCAACATACTCATCCTCAGACTCAGATTCCTCGTTATCATCAGCTTCGAGTTGTTCTTCAGGTTGTCCGTCATCGGAGCCTTCGTCACCACCCATTAAACCCATAAATGCAGAGGCTGCATCATTTACCGTCAACTCACCGCTTCCTGATTCAGGTGTGGCGTTAGTTGTTTCGCTCATATTGTCATTTCCTTAATTATATACGGAACCGCCGTACCGGACTACAAAATCTTCCAGCGACTTTTGTCAATCTTTTTCTGTGATGCAAGGCTTTGAATATGTGCGTCGATCTCATTCAAGACTTTCAGCTTCAAATAGCACTGCTCACGCATGAAAGAATTTTCAATATCACTGTTGGCAAATCCTTCTATTTCTGCTTTCTTCAATTCGTCCATCATTTCCTTGAAGAAAACGTCATTTGCTAGGTTGTTTGCCCAATCATTCTTTGTCATTTAGTTAAGCTCCCAAGCTCACGGATTGCTTTCAGTACAATGTCAGCCTGACGATTTCGGCTATCCTCGTCCGCCAAATCCATAGCCAAAATAGCTTGCAGTTGCTTAACAGCCAGTTCAGCCTCACGAATCTTCATGTCAGCTTCTTGGGCTTGCTGCTTCTGCTTCATCTCTATACCTTTAGCGGTATATTCTGCCTCTAGTTGTTGTTGGTGCAATTGCAACTTAGCTGCGTCATTAGCTGCTTTGGCTTGTGTCTTCTCGCGCTCTACGTCAGCCAGCATCTTAGCTACCTCTGCCTGTGCATCTGGAGCAGGTGGTTGTTGCTGAGAGAATTGAGCATCTTGCTCAGGTGTTATCTCATTGATAAATACAGTAGCGTCTTTAAAGCCAGCAGCCTCAATGAACTTAGCCAAAGTATTGCGATACTTGCCTACTGTTACCAATGGATTGGCAGGGCCATATCCTTGCAATACCTGCTCTTGCTTTGCCAGAATCATCTGAAGCATAGCTAATTGCTGATCTTTATTGCCTGATCCCAAGCCTACATTGATAGAAACGTCAAACTCGTTGGACCATGTGCGTGGGTCAAATGGCACATACTTGCCTTCAATGCGGAGAATGCGCTCCTTGTCCTGATACTTGCCTAGAAGGTGCAAGATGCCTTTAAACAGTGATTTAACACCTGTCTCAGCGAAGATACGAGCGATTAGTTCCAGCTTTCCGGTACTGGCTTGCGTCATAGCAGCTACAGCAGCAGCAGTCACGTTGCTCAGTACGTCAGGATTAAGTCCTTGTTGAGCGTCTGATACGCCTGTTCTCTTGGCTTGTACGCTATCCATGTACTCAAGAATAGGGAAAGCCTGAGCCGTTACAGAAGGAACCTGCAAAGGAACCAAAGCACCAGCGTTTTTCAGACGGATAACACCGCCAGGCGTAGCGTTCAGTAGATCATCAATGTTTACCTGACCTTCAACAGCACCGACACGAGCGTTATTAGTTAGGTAGATATTGTCAAGCATCTGTCGCGTAACAGTAGACTTGATTAGCTGAATATCCATTGTCCGGTCTGCAAGAGACTGACCAAAGAACTTATGCGGAATAGGAATAGGGCAGATTGAATGGAATGGGATTAGATCGCACTCCTCATCCTCAAGAATCTCTGAGCCAGCATAGACAATACGCCGGAGTTCAGCAATACCGTCATCATTCGTATCTAGCCGGATATAGCACTCGTATACCTCAACGGTCTGCATAGCAGGGTCGAGCGAACTGGTCTGGTCTGGCTGCTCGCTATTGTCAAAACGAGCAATGCGTTCTTGACTAAATGACAAGTCATCATAACTTGGCAGATTATCAATAATGTCTTTATCGAAGCCCATTGCAATCAACTCAGAGCGCGGAATCAACCGGCGGTGAGCAGTGAACGGACTATCCTCAATCGTCTTCGCAGACTTTGAGATTAAGAATTCTTCAGGTGGGACATTTTCAATTACTACTTTACCAGACTTTTTAACCTTTTTAATCTTAACCGTGTGCAACATAGTCTGCATACCGGATAGATCAACAAAATCAGACTTCTGGCTAACTACTTCAAGCGACTCATCTGACAGCAGCAAAGCCAGTTCGTCGTCCGTCAAATCCTTGTAAGTTTCTTTTGTTACATCTTCCTTGCCATCCCAATACGCCTTAACTACGCCGACCTTTTGCAGCAGAGCGTCTTTAAACCAATTATGCAGGATCAGAAGACCGGCATTATCTCGGTAGAATACCCAATTGCAATACTCAGTTGCCTGTTTAGCAGCAGCCTCGTCACCAGCAGATTGAGGTTCAAACAGGACAATGTCCTCGGTAGTCGTAAAGACTCGGATAAGCTGAGGAAGTGCGCCATCAATAGCTTCTGCGACCTCACCTGTAACGATCTGGCTGCGACCTTCTACCTCATTACCATACGGGTTGCGTAGATAGTATTCCAGAGCCTTAGATCGCTCGTCAGTGGTATCAGTGTCGATGTAACCAATAGAGTCATCAATCTCTGACTCAATGATTCCCTTAATTTGCTCTTGATCCATATATTGCCTTTTGGAGAATTTTTCCAATTATACAACCCATTTTGTGTTATTAGGCAATGAAGTGCTCCACGAATCATCACTCTCGTCAAGGCATATCGCTAAGTACCTGAAGCTGTCTGAGTAGTGCGAAGCCCAATCATGCAAAGGCTTTTCATAGAATACATTGCGTTTTTCGTCGTGTTCTCGTCTGTAATTCCTTAGAGCATCAAGACCAGGCTTAGTTTTAGGATCAAACCAGCATCTCGGAAGCAACCGCCTGACAGCCTGAATTCCATCAGCTACCGACAGCCTTGGAGCAACAGCTATATCTAGCCCTGCCTCGATTAAGACTTCTTTGCGGCTTCTCCCTGTGCCAAGTTCCCTGACCTCAACGTCATGCGGAAGGAATTGCTGGTATCGTGCATAGTCGTTGTCTTGCAGCCATCGTACATACCAGTCCAGACCTTGCCCGTGGTTTTCGATGCAGTCAATAAGCCGCACTTCTTTGCCAACCAATTGAGCCACCCAAAGACAAGTGCTATCGCCCATGCCCAAATCCCAAGCAACAAAAGACCGGCAAAGATCATCCCGTTCAATAGTTGTGATGTGACCTTTTTCTTCGATAGTGTTAATAATCGCGCCATAGTAGCTACCCTCTACCGCTGAATTAAAGTCGCATTCAAACTCTTGCCGGTACTTGTCCTGCCCCATTTCCTTTTCAGCTTCAAGCAACTCAGACGCTTTTAGCACACCAGTCTGACTAGCCTTGTACTCCAATAGCTTCCATCCATCAGTAGCAGCAGCCCTATCCCTGAAGTCTGCAAAGTGGTTGCGTCCTTTAGGAGTACCAATAAACAAGCACCAGCCCATACGGTCAGCTAGTGCTGGTCTAACTACTTCGTTCCAGATTTTCGGGTTTTGGTCGCCAATCTCGTCCAAGACCACGCCATCAAAATACTGGCCACGTAAGCTATCGGGATTGTCGCTACCGTAAAGGCTGATGCGCCTACCCCAAAAATCAACCCTAAGCTCTGAGATATTAGCCGTAGCACCCAATGGACGAGTAAATTCAAGCAGATAGTCCCAAGCAACACGCTTCGACTGAGCGTAAGTAGGAGCAATGTAAGCAAATCTAGGGTTAGGCTTATCACATTGAATCGCGGCCTTTATAAGATGATTGATAGCCGATACAGTCTTGCCCATACGACGATGCGCCACTACCACTGTAAAGCGATTGCTATCAATGGCCTCATGTATCTCTACCTGCTCCTTTCGGGGCTTGTAAGCTATCTCGATTATTTCTGGCATTTATTTATAAATATTTCTCTAAATATGTTTTTCTGTCGAAACTTCTATGATATATTTCTTACATACCGCAGCAACTTAGCGGATTACAAAATGAAGGATACAAAATGACAACAACAGAGAAAACAATTCGCGCATACGGTCAATGGTTAAAAATCACCCGCGACAATAAAAACAAAACTTTTACATTCGCTCGGGGCTATGATGGTTCTTTCACAGCATCACAGATTCAAACCTACAAATTTAAATGGATGGCAAATTGGATGGAAGCACTAACATTTGCCAATCAAACAATCGAATCATACAAATAACAAGCCCTTCGGGGCTTTTTTACTTCTGCCATGTGACCACATGCTGTTGTGCGCCACCATCTGCACCAGTAACCTCAGTCCTAGCCAGCTTAGGTATGTGATACTCACTCAGCTTGTTCATCAAATCTAAAGCCTTGTAAGGGTCTTCTACGGCTACCTCATTAAGCCACCTATCCATGTTGCCAGCGTTACGCTCTAGCAGGTTGGCAATAGCTTCTCGAACGATCTGAGTTGACTTGTTAGGCATACCTTTAGGTCTACCTGGCCCTGCTAGTCCCTCTCCGATTTTCGGCGTTTCTTTAACAATATTTGTTTCCATTTTTGCACTATCCTTTGGATGTTATGCGTTTACTTACGTTCTTCTTGAGCACCTAACAAACCACCACCTGCTGCTATTGGAGCCGCTGTAAATAATGGCTGTCCTTTGGATACTCCTGCTTTCATTTCTGGTGTTATATCTAAATAGCGTATAGGTTCTTGATTAGGATACATTGATGGCACTCCACCAATATTAGCTCTATCTGTTGGAATAGTAGTCTCACCTACCCTAGCACCCCACTTCTTACCGTACTTGTCTAGGAACTTAGGGTATATCTCGTCATAATATTTTTCCATTCCTTTTACATTTGCTTCATTAGGGTATCTTTTTGCTTGTTGGATACCTGTTGCCAATCCAATGCGATCATAGCCATTTTCTGCTGCGTGTTGAATAGCTCTTTTTAATGCCAATTGATACCATGTATCTTTGAACGGAGCTTCTAACACACCTTCAGAATTTCTAACTTCTAACTTTACTTCTTCATTTTTTAAAATTCTTTTTTGTTTCTTTAAATCTAAAAGAGAATCATTTAATTTTTTGAATTTTTCCGACCCATCATCAACCCAAGCATCTGAATTATTATCAAAAGAAAATGAATTATCCATTTCAGATGTAATTTTTTTAATTTCTTTATTATTTAAATTTTGCTTATTGAAATTTATTTCATGTTCTTTTTCAAATTCGTCTTTGTTTTTAAATTTAAAACCTTTTTCTCTTGCAGCTTGAAGCCAATCGCTTTGCACTTCTTCAATAAAAAGCATCTTTTTACCATCTGCATCTACTCTGTCATTTACTCGTAAATGAGCCAATGGGTTTTGTTGGCTTGGGTAAGGAAAATGATAAGATTTATAAGTATTTTCGTCAATTTGTTTTTTCATTGAATTAACAAAATTTTCCGCTTCATTCATTAATTTTCTTGATTCGTCAACTTTTTCATAAGCTGCTACTGCTTCAGGACTTCCTGGCATAGCCTCGCTAATAGCTTTCCAATCAGCCATTAAATCACTTGTTTGCTTCCTTAGTGATCCAGCTTCTATCTGTGCCGTATCTAATGCGCCCATATTTTTATTAGGCATTGTCAGCACTAACTCACGGTAATTCTCACCACCTGGTCGTTGATATTTGCCAAAAAGAGCAGGAATATTTTCCTTTTTAAATTTTTCTAGATAATTACCAGGCGATATTTCAGTTACTGATGCAACCTCCTCAACATTTACACGATTATTAGCAATGTAATCCTGAACTTCCTGCTTAGTAACACTTTTCTTATCCTTCAGGTAGTCATCCAAACCCATCCACTTGATTTCATCAGCGCGTACATCTTGACCTTTTGAAATATCATTCAAAAATGCCTGACCAGCCCCCTGTTTCCTAGGAGTGTTAATCGCTGCTTGTTCAACGGCACTATAAAAACCAATATCTGATTTAGGAGCCTGTGCCAGCAATCCAGCTTTACTAACGTCTTGGATGCTCATACCTACCGGTAAATCTTTTGCAGCCTTAGCTACACCTAGCAAGCCCTTACCAGCACCCATACCTACCGCACCCAAGCCAGCTACGTCTAGCACATCCATTGGATTAGGAGCCTTACCCATACCTACATCTGTATAAGCCTGTTGCGCTCCAGTAATACCAAGCACATCAGCAGGTTTAATTGCTTGGAGTAGTTGATTTACATTAACTTGCTGAGTCTGCATACCAGACGGCACTACTCCACCCATAGGGTCTTGCTTAGGAGCAAAGTTATAGCCAGTTGGAATATTTACTTGTGATTGTCCTGTGTAGCCTGGGAATAGTTTTGCAACATCAGCAGCAGTTCCTAGCTTATTAACTTGCTCTTTTGCTATTCCTGCACCCTTAGCCATCTTCTGAAACATATTTTCAGGCAATGCCTTAATAGTCGAGCCACTAGCTAGATTCTCGTTGATAATATCTTGTGTCGATTTACCACCTAGCTGCATCTGATACAGCATCTTTGATAGTTCTTCTTGTGTCGGTAAACGATTAAACTCAGCCATAATATTCCTCAAATACGTCTGGCCTGTTGGCCTTTATCCACGCTTTAGATTCCTCGTGGCATTTATTGAAATCAGTTCCTACCGTCTGGCTACCTGCGTGATGCACATAACCACGGCTTACAAAATGCCTAAATCCAGCCTTAGCTAGATCACTGCACATTATATTGTCAGAATACCAGTTTATTGAAGGGAATTTAGCAGTATCCCATGCTTTTTTGCTAATCGCTGCGAATATAGGTGCAATTACTGGAGTCTCTTTGATGTATGACTCGCTTCGATACTTAACACCGATCATTTGATCGTCTTGTATTGGGAAGCGTATATTCTGGTCTGGCAGCACATAGTCCGACCTTGCACCCATGATGCCTACGTTATATTCTTGTATGTCTTGCCAATCCTCTTGCATTAGCTTAATCGTGCTGGGAGTTAGCACAATGTCATCATTAGCCATGATTACAGAGTCGTAACCATCTCTAAATGCACAATCTACCGCTACATTGTAAGCGTCACCGAAGTTCTTTTCTATGTTCGGGAGCCAGATTGTACCGTTGCGTTTTGCACCAGCAAGGTATACAGGTATATCAGGAGCATATGCCTTTAAAGATGCGAGTAATACATCTATGCCAGGATTGCTGACTGTGCAGATAACAATTGCTTGCAAACTATCTCCCTAAACTTTACACAAACCCCAAAAGTATAAGTCTGCCGGACTATCGCAAGTCGAGAATCCATAATCACTAAAATTACTGAAATTGCAATTATCTTTAAAGTCTTGCTCAGTTAAATTTTTGTAGTAGTCACCGCAAAATGGTGCGTCTGCTCTACTTGTGCGGCTTGTACCATGCTCAGGACGGCCAGTAGTGGCACAAGTCATAATAATCAACCCGCTGCACATTCTGACCATATTATTGAATGTTGCTACCCACTCAGGGTTATGCTCGAAGCACTCACATGAGATTGCAACATCGAAACTATTAGCTGGGAATACAAGATTCTCGCCATTAGCAATAATATCTACACCAGCACCAGCACCTAAATCTACGCCAATGTACGTACAATCTGTGAAAAACTGACGTACTGAGCCATTAATATCAAGGCTTCCAATTTCCAAAACTCTGTTATTAACAAAGTATTCAGGGAATTTCGCCTTAATACCAACTACAAAATCTAATTGGCTTTGATGACTCACTTTTTCTTATTCCTTGCAGATATTGCACTTGCCTTCTTTACTGCATCAGCCTTTGAACTAGCACCCCATGCTTTAAGACTTAACAATAGCCTTGTAGGTTCGCCATTAGGCTTTTTCTCAGCACCAGGCATATTACCCATGCGAGCCAGAAAACTAGCCCTGCGCGGATTGTCACCTGCTTTAACTGGAGCCTTTAGGTTGGAGCCAGGATTAGCAGCCTCGTAAGACTTCCTGCCAGCTTCATTCAATCCACCCTTAGGATTCTTACCAGCTTTCTTTGTCCAAGCCGCAGCCATTATTTCTTCTTTGCCTTGTTTGTGGCTGTACGCTGGCCACGTTTCGGCAATGCAACCATGATTGCTACAGTTACACCTTTCTTGCCATTCTTGCCGTTTTGCTCCATCTTTTCTTCTTTTTCTTCCATCATGCAATTTTTACCGCCCTTGCACTCACCACCCTTACATTTACCGCACGATTTCATGCCTTTCATTTTTTACCTTTCTTTGCTGTCTTTGCTTCACTCAAAGCAATAGCAATTGCTTGTTTCGATGACTTAACAACCTTGCCGCCTTTGCCAGAATGCAGGGTTCCTTCCTTAAACTCAGTCATAACCTTGCCAATTTTCTTCTCTGCTTTAGTTGGTTTTTTCATTTAGCATTTCCTTTACTTGCTCAAGTAGTTGCTGCTCAGTAATATTGTATTTGCGCTCAAAGGCTTTGCGTCCCATGCCGTGATAGCCTTCATTGCCACGATGATGACTTGGGCATAATCCGATCACGTTGTAATGATTATTCCTTACTCCAAGACCTAAGCCTATACCGCGGCAATGATGAATTTCGCACGGGCTTTGCGGATAACCTGCGTTATAACAGATTATACAACCAATGTCTGCCACTTTTGACAAGTAACGCTTCTCGTCTTTAGTCATCTAAGTTATCAATAATACGTTGCAAATAAATAGCTAAATCCATCGCTTCTTCCTGTGCATGAATTAACCATTGTTTATTTGTTAAGTCTATTCGTTCTGTAGTAACGCCGTATTTACGCAATCCAATCTCAGCACGTTGCGTCATTTTATTAATGACTGCGTCTACATTTTTATCCATTATTCTTATCCTTTAGCTTGGCTTCGATGGCCGCACATAAAGCAAAATAATTACCTTTTGCAGACTGCTCACAAGACATACGCTCCTCATCTGTCAGCCCCTGCCATTCTCTAGGTAGGTTGTACTTTGCTCTGGTGTACACCATTTTGTCTGGGTCTGTTGGGTGTGGTTTAAGTGGCATTGTTCTTCTCCTTTAATAGCACCTCAAGATTTCGTTCCCTTACTGTACCAAGCCCCAAAAATACGGATGCAATGTCACGCACCACATATTGCTCTGTTGCCGTTTCAATTTTAAAAGTCTCAATCCACTCGCCGTTAACCCAATCCGATATTGATATTCTTCGCACCCTAAACTCATCCACTGTTCTTCTCCTTTAGCTCTATTTCTATCGCTTCAATTAATTCAATAGCCGTCCATTTAGGCGCGTACTTTATAAAATGTAATTTTGCTTTATCCGTCAGCCCTACCCATTCGCGCTGTGGTGCTGTGTAAAGTGGTGTTACTGACGGATCATCAAATGGTTTTCCATACTCAATTTGCTCGCACTCGTCATCGGGATTAACATACATCCATGCCACCGGCTTTGGCTCAGGCTGCGCTAGTGCTGCGCGTAGTGTTTCAACTGATTTACGATTAGCTACAACCTGATCTTCAATCTCATCGTCTGATCGTTTTTCAAACAACATAGCGACAAGCAAACTATTTGATTCTTCAATCGCATCAAGTACTATTTGCATTGCTTCTTTATCAGTCATTGCTGCCCCCTTGCGCGGATAGCTCCAGCGCACCAATTACAACCATTTGAAAAATCATCATATTCATTAGCGTCTGAATAAGCAGAATCGTTACACACCTTCGCGCATTCCTCACGCTCTGCATTCTTGATTGTGATAATAAACGCCGCCAAATCCTCGGCTGTGAATGCGTAAATCCCATATTCATTTCGCGCTGTCTTGATAATTTCATCTATTGTCATTCGTCCCCCTCCTTCATATAGTTCATTAGTTCAGCGTTCAGTTTTGCTCTAGCCCATTTCTTCTCACCTTCCATCAGCATTAGAGCCAGCGAAAACTGCACAAAGTTTTGCAGCATATCAAGATCAATTTCGTTAACATCGCCAGCCCTGATATTGCGGATAGTTCGCATAGCCTCTTTTCTGGTGTGCCCTACTTTGTTACGCCATAGCGGGTCAGGCATGTAAAACCTCTGCTGATTTAAGTTTGCCTGTCTCGCCGTCATAAACAAGTCGCAAATTATGGGGCGCAACATTAGTCGGTTCTAAAAAATGTGGCATACAAAGCATATTGGTGTGCATATATGTCCTTAAAACGTAAATAAAATCAGGTTTTGGCTCAGGCTTGATGCGGTACTCCACACCTTCTATCCATGTAGGGTTGCAATCCATCCAACCAATTGCCATATGTATTTGAATCGTAGCACCATCAGCCCAAGCCTTGATTAGCTCTGCGTGTTTGTGTGGTTTCATTTCAGTAGCTCCCGAATCTTCTCAATCGGCATTTTTGTCGCGTCATACACTGCCAGTATTACTTTAGCGTTTACTCTCTTGTGACCTACTCTATACCGGCTTAATTCAGGTGCGCTAAGGTTAAGTATATTTGCCAAATCCGCATCACTGTTAATTTTATAGAACTCTTTTATATGGTCGAACAATTTATGTTTTGCTTTAATGTGAAAACCTTTTTGTTCAGGACGTTGATTTACTTTTTCTTGCATCTCTGGTGCTTGAACTATCATTTCTCACCCTTCAATTTCCACCCATTCAAATCGTATATAGCCCTTTCTCCACTATCCATACGGATATGAAATTTCTCATTAAGCAATGACCAGCAACCATAAAATGCAGTGCCATCTACCGCTGCTATATACATCCTACGCTGATAATCTTCACAATCTTTAGAAGAATATCCAGTTAAAACAATATCCCCACCATCTTTATTTTTGGATACCATCCATTGTTCAGCACTAGCTGACCCACTTATAAGCATTAATGCAATAATTATCTTTTTCATATTTACCTTTATTTAGTATTCCTATCAACATTCCTATTAGAAGCCTCCTGCGACCTCCATATATCAATCCTTGCTTGTGCTGCTACCAGCATCCACCTGAGTTGCTCTGCGTCTTCCACAGCTTCTTTAAGACCGTCCAGTACCGCAATGTATTCTTCATGAGCGTATGCATCTGCTTCCTTGTCTGCAATTGTGGTTTTTGTACTAGCCTGGTAACAAATGGCTTTCTGTGTTTTGCGATATTGCTCCATGTACACAACATTAGCTTTAGCTATTGCATATTCTCTGGAGTGTTTAATTATGTAATCTACAGCAGCGTTAGGATCTATCATATTTACTCAAATAAACAACATTTGTTTAAAGACTACTGCAATAAATTATTTTTCTAACTTAATTTTTAAATTTTTTGCATCAGTTTTTGAAAGAATGATTCCTTCTGGATGCTCATATTTAGCAGAAAGATCGCTGTTAACCGGGTAAACGTTTGCATCAAGTTTTGTAACCACATCGCCATCCTGTACATAAAAAATTGCAACATTGCCATTTTCTGTGAGTTGACCAAAAATTTTATTGTTGAGTTCTTGCATTTGTATCCCCTTGTTAGTGACACTGCGTTTGCTGTGTCGATGTAGAGATATTAAAGATATTGTTTCGATCGGTAAACACAATTATTTCTATCAATAGTTATGCACCAATAGCTATTTCTTATCATCCTCAAATATCAGCACATCAATCTGACCGCCCTTGATTACATCACGCCGAATCAGGTGCAACTCGTCAATCTGGCAGTCATCCAGCCATACGCCAGCATGAGTCAGAGCATCCTGCAGAGCTTTGAGCCTGTTATCCAAATCCTGCCTAATTCGATTAGCCGGATAGATAGACGCATACATAATAATTCTTCCCTCTAGCATCTTGTGACCAGCCTGAGCCACTATCTCTGCTACTTGCTTGCGGTACTCTAATCCAGCCTTCTTAATGTACTTTCTAACCCCATGCTGACCGTAGTAGTGGTTAATAGTAGGAGCCAGTGGCAAGCGTAAAGTAATCATTTCCAGTCCCCATCTAGGCCGCGGTTTCCCTTTTCCCACTGTATACGAGCATCAATTCTTAGTTTATTAGCCAAAATCTCCCCCCTTCGTTTTTCCACAGCAAGTAGGTATTCCATAGCTTTGTTCCTATCTTGTACCCGCCATTTAAGAACCTGGCGTACTTCGCATTGATGACGTTGTTCTTCAAAAAACTCATGCACTCAAAATTCTCCATGCTGTTGCTGCACATAATGGAACCTGTCCGTTTCCAATTGCTTTAAGTCTGTCCACCCTAGAGGCCACCCCATCAGCCACTCTACCCACATTGGGTTCAGACTCCCACCAGCTTGCATTGCCAATGTTTCCGAATTTCGATTTAATTCCGATGGAGAATTCCCATTGTCTTTCCACATCCTTGCTACCGGAGTTGCTAGTTTCTTTTTTAATGCTTTCCTGCTGTTGCTTCCACCGTCTAATCCTGTTGTATTGGGCGTGTGAAAACTGTCCAATCCGTTCGGCGAAAATCCAGATTCTGTCCCTCTGATGGTTTGCTCCAACGTCTGCTGCTCCCAGCACTCCCCATTTCGCATTAAACCCCATCGTGGCCAAGTCTCCGAGAACTCGTCCAAGCCCCCTAGAAGTGAGCATTGGTGAGTTTTCCACGAAAGCGAATCTTGGCTGTACTTCGTGAATGATCCTTGCCATTTCTCCCCACATTCCTGATCGCTCTCCGTCAATTCCTGCTCCTTTTCCTGCTGCACTAATGTCTTGGCATGGAAACCCTCCAGATACAACATCAACAATTCCTCGCCATGGCTTTCCGTCAAAGGTTTGAACATCATCCCAAATCGGGAAAGTTTCAAGAACTTTGTCATTTTGTCGGGCGCACAATACGCTTGCTGGATATGGTTCCCATTCAACTGCACAGACTGTTCTCCATCCAAGAAGTTTTCCCCCAAGTATTCCTCCACCAGCACCTGCGAAAAGAGCCAACTCATTCACACGTTCCCCCTAAAATGTCCATTGTTATCAAAGTCACTCGGAAAGCCCTGCCATTTCTCAATAAACTGGCTGCTATCTCGGTGGAACCAGAAGTTAAACCACTCTGTAGCCTCACCGTTACGTTGTTTCTCATTCATTAGAATCATATCCGGTGAAGACATATCGGTGTCTATTCCTTTCTGTATCTCGTTTTCTTTTTTCTTGTTGCGCCAGACAATAAATACGTTATCAACCTGATCTGTAATTGAACTGGAACCGCGCAAGTCGTTCTTATTAGGCATTAACTCATCAGATTGCAGCTTGCGGATATGGTGAACCAAATGCACATGGATATTGTGATCTCTAGCCAATGCAGTGATTTCATCAACAAACCGTTTTTGACCGTTGTAGTCATCCTCACCTGATACGCACTTCATTAGTGAATCAATGAAAACATGGGTAACACCTAGTTCTACAGCGCAATATCTAGCTACTGAAATAACCTGGTCTGCCGTTACCGTACCCTGTTGGTCGTAAAACCACAGGTTTCCCATAGCAAATGCTTTGAAACGATTATAAAGTTTTCTCTTGTAGTCTAGCCCCTGTATCTCAGCATGGTGGTCTATATCCTCACCTGCAAATTGCCGTACAAGTCGCTTAATACTTACTTTCGGCTTCATCTCGAATGATGCTACACAGACTTTTTCTCCCTGTTTAATCAGACCTAAAGCCACTTGACCAGTCAGCAAAGACTTACCGCCACCGTTGGAACCAGCCCAAACTGTAACCTCACCAGGACGGAAAGCAAAAGACTTCGTGCTTTCCCACTCCATTTTCGTAGACTTCTCAATAACCGGATTATCAAGGTTGTCTGCAAGCTCATCAACCCAGACAGATACATCCTTAACGTTTTGCTTGTGGTCTGTAGCCCGTAAGTACGAACTAAAATCAATATCTTCATTCAGGAACATAGTCATCTAAAATCTCCCCAGAAGGCATAATCAGGAACTTGCTATTAGCAAGAAAAACTGACTTAGCTTTAGCAGCTACAAAAGCCGCGTGAATGTTTTTAAGTTTTGGCAGCGACTCATTGCTGCAAATGTGAACTGTCAAGCCTACAGCAAATCTCAGATCTAGCTGATTGACATTTTCTATCGGAAGTATCTCGATCTCTGGATATGTCAATGTATCACCGGCTTTATGCCAGACGCTCCAAGCCTTTGTTTTGTCGTACCCTTGGTACACCCATAGACCTCTTGGTTTAAGCCCTTCTAGGCGCATTTTGATGAGTTCTAGATGCCCTCTCATGGCTGGTAACCCTTCTCCCAATACTTTAACTGCTTTCCAGCGGTAACTTCTACGCCATCCAACCAGCGTTTACCGTTTAGCCAAGTAGCTGGGTGCGGAATAAATTTCGGATCAGTCCAGTTCGGTTTTTGTTTTGCAATGGCTTCTATGATTTCAGAAACTAACTTTTCATCAGGCTTCAATTTTGACCATGATTTCTCAGCATTGCCTTTTGCAGTCTTTCTTGGATAAGCAGACCAAAAAAGATCAAAGTCTTTTATATGTTTATTGTTTCTTGTTTCTTGTTTAGTGTTTGGTTGCTCGTCCGTTAAATTCTCGTTCAACGTCCGTTCAACATCCGTTGACAATTTGTTAGACCTAGATTCAGCAGACGCTTTACCAGCTTTAGAGGCTTGTTCAGATTTAGCGTGATACTTAGCTATTTCCTTATCGGCTCTTAAATTTTCCCAACCTTCTTCTGTTAGCTGAAAAAACTCCTCTAAAATTTGCTGAACTTCTGTCTCATAATCACGGGCGTTAATTTGTCGTGCAACGGATGCTATACCGCTGTTCAACGGACGTTCATTTAGGTAGTAAGCGTCAAGCAATCTTCGGTAAATAGCATCTTCAGCAAGTGTTAAATGCCTTGTGTGACCGATGTAATCGCCAATATTGAATTGATAATAATGCATTGCTTTTTCCAATAAAAAAAGCCCTAGGTGAGACTCTCATTCTTTCGAATGTTGACGGACTGGTGAGTAACCAGCAGAGTCCCATCTAAGGCTTACTCGTTGTGTGTGCCGTCAAGCACATGACTACTATATCTTAACTTTTCATTGCTTGCAAATCAAAAATAATGCGGAGCAGCAAGAGTTGCACCCAATCCAATGAATGAAATTTCCCTGATTTTCTGACCTCTAGGAGATACTTTTGGCAGCATATATTTACCTGCCAGCTCTGTGAATTCTTTAGGTGTGCGTGATGGCACTACGTCCTGCTCAACCTCTGGGAACTCCGATAGATCAACATTAGCCCTGTATCTGTTTCCAGTAAGGACTAAAACACCAGTCATTCGCAGATATGCAAATTCACCCTTTAGCGAACCTTCATCTGGCAAGCCCATCAACGTGTATTCGTCAATAAATTGATTCATTGTCATTGATCCTGATTTTACAAAGTTCATCAAAATTTTATGACGGCGACTACCTTCACTTGGTATTTTCATTTTTTTGTTCTTTCTTCTCGTCTTGTTTAACTTCGTTATAGCCAGGTTCCACTTTCTTGCGGAATATTCTGTCGTAGTTTTCTTCGTATTTTTTTGTATTCGGTCTTGATGCAAGCCTATCGCCAGTTACGTCATTGTGACTCATTTGCACCCCTTTTTTCGTCATATTTAGCTTGTAAATTCATTTTTTCCATTGTTTTTTTGCTCATGTAAATGCTCACTGTTCGTTTCTCAAAGCAAGCCTGACACCGCCATGCCCTATGACTGCCTTTAGTTACTTTTCCACCATGAAATAGCTTTACAGACTGACAAGTTGTGCAAAACTTTGTTGGTATATCCGATAGCATTTCTTCTCCTAATGTTTGATGACGAAAATTAGGATAACAAAAAATTGGTTTCGTGTGATGAATTTTAACTATCGAATATTGGTTTACTGATAGAAATTATTTTCTTTGACAAAACTATACAATCCTTTATTATCTCTACATCGACACAGAAACAAGGGGAAACAAAATGAACTTCGCAGATCAACTAGATGACATGGATTCCTGCTTAATTGCATTCTTGGAAGATGAAGCAGCATTTATCTACCTAGAAGAACAAGCAGAAATAGAAGCAGATAAAAAAGAAAAGTACGACAGAGAGTTTTTTCAGAGGCCAGCATGGATGAACTAGACTACGCAACAAACATCTACAGAATCAGGTACGCAATTGCAATTTTTGAAGATTGCTCACTATCAGATGAACAAGAGTATGTGCTAGACCTGCTTAACGAAGAACTTAAAAAAGCACCGCGCAACATACATTTACTAGCTGACAAAATGGAGAATGAAGAATGAACAAAATTGAGCGTAGATTGTTTTCAACAGATGACTGGCTTTCCCGTCACCCTAAAGTAATTGCAGTAGTTTTGTTTATGGCGTATATTTTAGTTTCTTCAATTCAATAAAATAAAATGATGAATGATGAAAAATCTATACTTAATCCTAATTTTAAGTATGTCCATAGTAGCAAAACGAATGTTTCGAAAACTTTTGAAAAGATACGAAAACAGCAAGCTAAGGATAAAGAGATTCAGGCTGTATCGAAAGTTCGGGCACTCAGTAACGTCATCAATCAGAAATTCAAATAAAGGTAAATAAAAGTGAATAATCAATTAGCTGTATATGCAAAACTACAACAAGCACGAATGAAGCTGCAATCTGCCCCGCTTAAAAAGTCTGGTCATAACAAGTTTGCAGGTTATCAGTACTTTGAGCTTGGCGACTTTATACCAACAGTCAATAAAATATTTGCAGAGCTTGGCCTTTGCTCAATGATTTCTTTTACTAAAGAACTAGCTACATTGCAAATAATTGACTTTGAGCATGGCGGTATTATCACATTTACTAGCCCAATGGCTGAAGCAAATCTTAAAGGTACGCACCCTATCCAGAACCTGGGAGCCGTAGAGACGTATAGCCGCCGTTACTTGTACGTTACAGCACTTGAGATTGTTGAGCATGATGCGCTCGATTCTAGCGAGCCTGTATCCCCTGTATCAGCTAAACCGATTACTGTAGATGTGTTCCAATCAATGTCAGCAGAAGATCAAGAAGTTATTAGAAGCATTGGAGTAGAAGCTATTTCCTTGCTTACCAAAAACGATATAGCCGGAGCAGTAGACTATATCAACGAATTGAACCTCGATGCAGATAGCAAAACAGCTCTCTGGTCTTTGTTTAATAGCAGTCAGCGTAGTGCAATCAAAAAATTCACAGTCAAATAAAGGTAAATATGGCATACGAAGCAAAACCAGGCACATTCTCACTGTTCAAGAACCAGAATAAGCTGAAAGACACACATCCAGACTATTCAGGTGATGGTAAGGATTTTGACGGTAACGAGATTTATGTATCAGCTTGGCTTAAAGACGGTAAAAACGGTAAGTTTATGTCTTGCTCATTTAAGCCTAAAGAGGCAAAGCAGCCAGCGAAACAATCTCCTGTAATGTCGCATGATGACCTGAACGATTCTATACCTTTCTAATGTATAGCCAAGCCGGTAGTGGCGTTATAACACCGGCAGCAGGGGCTTGGGCTTCAAGTTCCCCTTCACCTGAGTGACCCTGCACTTTTAAAGGATTGTATGAAAGCAAAATCAATTCATAATGCTTGTCCTGTTTGCCAGCTACCAAGAGGAAAAGGGCCACACGAATTTGCACATGGTGCTTGCCTTGAGCAAAGAGCAAAGACAGATGGCAAAAAACTTGTTCCTACAAATGATGAAAGATTCGCAAGGATTACAGTAGAGAATAAAGAAAACGCACAAAGAAGAAAAACAGCAGAAAGATATAAAGCAGGTAAATTGCCTAGTTGGATGTACTCATAAGGAATAGTATGAAATTGCTAGATTATTTGATTAAGTTTCACGGATATAAAAACGATAACGCTATTTCAGCAGGTACTGGTATCAGCAAAGGCACTATCAGCAAGATTCGTAATGGAAAAATTAAAGCATCATCAGATATTATTATTAAAATCCACGAGATGTACGGTCTTCCGATCTCTAAAATTAAAGAGTTAGCAAATGAAACAGTATCTAATAGTAATTAGTTTTATCGTCTTATGTACTGCACCTTTGTTTGTTATTGGCGCGGTAATGATTGATAAGGTAAATAATGCATACTTGCGCGGCTATCAGGCAGGAGTTGATTCCGTAAATATGGATAAGCAATGCACTACTTGGTTTTTTAATGAAAACTTGCAAGATGTTAAGAAAAGGATGTGCAAAAAATGAGTCTTGGGCAAATTGAACTTGATGTTATTCGATGGAGTGAGCAGCGCGGAATAATTCAAAACTCTGATTCGAAAACACAGCTTTTAAAAGCATTTAGCGAGATGGGAGAGTTATCAGATGCTATCACCAAAAGAAATCGCGTTGATATTATTGATGCCCTTGGGGACGTTATTGTTTGTCTTATTAATGTTGCTGCTATAGAAGACCTTGATCTAGGCTACTGCTTGAAAGAAGCATATAACCAGATCAAGGATCGTAAAGGCTATCTCAACAAAGAAGGTGTATTTATTAAGGATTAAACTGCTACCACCTGACCACGGAAGCAGATTAACCCCTCATCCTCATCAATCACTTCAACTAACTCAGGAGGCAGCAATTTGCCATTTCTGAAAGTAAGGACAGCGAAGCCAGAGCGATGGTTTCGCGTTCCGTCCTCTGTATACTCAAACTGTGGCCCCCATACGTCAGCCAGGCTACCAGTGTCTATACCGTAGCGAGTACCAGTTAGATCAGTCCAAGGTGTTACCTTCAGCGAATGAAGATGACCATTGACTGTTGACATACCTGATTTCAGCGTAGCATTGTAGGCAGCATGAATACCGTTGTAATTGCGGTGCTTGATCTGGGTGTGATTGTTGACCATGATTGAAGTGCTGAACTTCCAGCGCGGGAAATGGTCAGTTAGATTCATCCCATGAATACCCTCAAACTCTGATACCTGAGCAGACAGTTTGCTATTCCAGCGAATGTCGTGATTTCCCCAAGTCCAGTGCAGTTTAGAGTTTTTTGCTACTGCTTCAATCTCGCCAATTCTATCCCTGCAAGCCTCTAGTTCTTGCTTTACACTTGGGCGAGCCTCCCACCCTGTGCGCGGGTGACGAGAGATATTAGAGCCGTCAAACGCATCACCATTCATAATGACCATCTTTGGGTTTAGTTCTTTGATGGCGATTACAAATGCGCGGTGCGCTGTACTTATGATGCCTGGCCAGTAATGAGCATCTGAGCCAACAATAATGATTCCATCTTTAATGTCAACATTAACTCGAACCCCATTTTCTGGCAGAGTTACTTGAAAGTCAGGACTATTTTTAGCAAAGCCGTTAAGCATTATTCCGCTTCTGCTTTCTATCTTTCGTCGTCTGTTAGCTACGTTACGAGCAGAAATTCCAAGTATATTGGCAATTTGCTGGACAGAGCCAAACTCCCTCCAAAGCTCAATAAATCGTTCTTCAGTACAAGATGATTGAACCATATATCCCTTAATTTGTTTTACGCACGAATTCACCGCACCATTCATCGCGCAATATAACAGGAAAACTACTATCAAATTCTTCATCACCAATATAAACAGTGACAGGAGGATACCGCCTACACATACCTAAATCGTCTTTTGGATCACATACAAAAAAAGCGCACGAAGCGCATTTAGGCATACAGTCATCAGGTATTTTTTTAGCCAAGATACAAAGCCTTCTCGTCAGTACGTCGATTAACAAGACCTTTTAATACTTTACCACCACCCTTTGTGTACTTCATAAACTCATCAGCAGCACCAGAATAGTCTCCTCTGTTGTGCTTTGAGCGAAGTGTACTACGTTGCAGCGTACCTAGCCCACAGTTAAAACTAAAGCTAACAAGTGCGTCAAACTGACCTTGGCTAGTAGTAACAGGGCAATATCTGGCCACGCCTTGTATAAACCTTTTAAGATCGTATTCAAGTAGCGTATTGACTTCATCTTTAGACCAGATTCGATTGTCTTCAGGTTTAATTGGGTATGTTAGCCGGTCAGCCATTGGTAACTTGGCTTGATCTGGGTAAAGTACATGACCGACTCCGATTGTCCAAAGAGCCGCCGGACAGCGATAAGGTTTGTGCCGCGTACCTTCATGATGCGCGATCATAGCCAATGCTTTTGCACTTATCATTTCTTGTTAAATGCTTGAGTTCCGAACCAGAAACTAATAACAGAAGCCCAGATTGTCTGCGTGTCATCATCCCAAACCAAGTCCATCATTTTATCGAATGGAACATTTGTAGTCCATGCATACCAGACACCAGCTACATCAACAGCAACCAGCAAGAAGAAAAGACCATAAGTAATCGTAGGACGCACCATAGCGCGAGCATTAATCACCCATGTACTTGCCCCTTGACCTATTGCTATATCGTGCGCGTATAGGGCTTGTCGTTCGTCTGCTTGCGTCTGTATCTGTATCTGCTCAGTTTTGATTTCTTCGATATGCTCTTGTGATGCAAAACCAGCAGCTTGAGCCTTTGCTTGTTGCTCCATTTGAAGTTGAGCAAGTGCTAGCTCATGTTTCTTGTCTTGTTTATCTTGGAAGAAGTCCAGCAGCTTAGGTACGCCACCAGATAAGAAAGAGATTAGAGTTGTAAATAAAGTAAGCATTATAGACACTTAGCCTTTTCAAGAGCTTCTAGTTTTTTATTGAGTTCATCTACACGAGATACAGCAAGATCAAAATTATATTTCAATTGGTAGAATGAAATTCTTGTGTTATCTGCTTCATCTTTTGATAGAAGTACGCTACCGTCTGGATTTTCTGTTATCGCAAAAGAACAAAGAGACATAGAAACTAAAATGCCGAGCATAAAGTTTTTCATTATTTTCTCCAGTTGAACATCCAGTAAACGAAATAAATCACTGCCGTAGCGACAGCAACCCCGACAATAGCGGTAAATATTTCCTGTATGCGCTGGATTTTCAATTCTTTTGCCCGTTTAATAGCAGCTATACGCATACGTTCTTGCCTTGCAGCTTCTTCTAATGTCTCTTTACGCTCTCGGACAATTGCATCCCTACGCTGGCACATTTCATCATATAGACCAGACTCGTTACCTGAGTTATAAATAAGCATCTCGCGCAATTCAACTTCCATTCGAGCCATCTTCCGGCTTGCGAACATTGCATCGAGTGCCTCAGCCGTAGCTGATTTCTCAGGTACTACACCTAGTTTTTTATTATGTGCTTGCTCAATCGCAGCAGCTTGGATTTCGCCCTGAGCAGTAAAGAATCCAGCTATATCGTGATAGCAGTCTTGTATTTCATGGCCAAGTGCAATAGCCTGTTTAATACCTGCTACAGCCGCCTGAGCCGCAGCAAAAGCGACTGCTACCTCAATCACTTCAGAACCAGAGCAAGCAACAGCATGATAATTGCACCAGCAGATGTAATTAAAATGCTCTCAAGACGTTTAAGCCTAGCCCAAATACCTGAATATCGCTCTGCACAAACTTGCTCGTGCGTAGTAAGCCTTGCGTCTGTTTCTGAAATATTAGCCATATATACTTACAAAGGTTTAGGGTATTTAGCTTTAACAGCTAGACAAGCAGCTACATATGCATTAATTTGCGATTGATCACCTTTGACGATTCCATCAATATAATCAGCCATTGGAGGATACTCAGAGGCACGTTGCGCTATATATGCAGTTTTTGCAAACTCAGCAATAGCAGCATTATGTGCAGCAGTTTCCTCATCAGTAAATGAAACTTGTGTTACTTCGCCAGTCTGTGCATTTGTAATAACGTGAAAGTAGTCCATTATTTAACCCCATATACTTTAATTGTTCCAGCATCAAATGTCCCAGAAGATGTGCTAAATGTAATTGAAGTTGATGCATTCACAATTCCATTCCGACCTACATATACACTACCTGCGTTTGAAGTTGGAGTGGTTGTAGTTGCATCTTCAATGTTTGCATTATATGTCCCTGAATCTAAATCTACGTTTACTTGACCAATGTTTCCGTTACCAGCAGCAGCCGCTGAACTACAAATAGCTGCACTATTTAACAAAATACTACCAGTTCCCGTCAAAGAAACATTATTAAGCCAAGCCACAAGAAATTTATAACCAGTTAGATCAAGACCACTTAATACTTGTGTTGCTCCACTAGTAGTTGTCAGCGTCCCAAGCAAAGTCATGCTGGATGGCAAACTCCAAGTCGGCGCAGATGTAGAATTATTAGAAGTTAAAACTTGTCCAGCAGTACCATAATTCGCACCAGATAATCCAATTGCTCCAGTTGATGCTATTCGCACACGTTCAGTAGGAGAAGCAGCACCATCAGCAGTTGTACTAAATACCAACCTGCCTGGCATATCATTTGTGCCGGGTGTGCCGTCTACTTCGGCTTTAATTTGAGCTGCTGTAATAAATCC